ATATAATGCGTTACGGTTAACAACCTGCGAGCAAATATGACTATAGTAGTAGACCCTGAACTAGGGGTTCCATTAGAAAAGAGTGTCCCTCCTGTCGATCTAAAGGATCGTATGGAGTCAGTAGCCAATACAGCCAAAGAACTTGGTGAGCATGGGCTAGACCTAGAACCAACCAAGGAAGATAAGGATGTTGCAGCTAAACTTGTTACGTCTTATGCGGATAATCCTGAAGGAACTTCTAAAAAAGCTTCAACAAAGAAACTTGCTACTCTTACTCCTGCCTCGTTACTCTTAACAAACAGCATTTTAAAAGAGTTTGGGCAGTCTGTTGTTGAAAGTTCGATGCAAATACGCCACTTAGTGACAAATAAGTTACTCTTAGAGACAGATAACCCTGATCCACGGGTTAGAATACGTGCTTTAGAGCTTCTAGGTAAGATTTCTGACGTAGGATTGTTTGCAGAGAAGTCAGAAGTCACCATAACACATCAGTCTACAGATGATCTACGTGAAAAACTGCGTTCTAAGCTATCAAAACTCGTAAATCCTGCAGATGAAGTAGAAAATGCCATTGTAATAGATGGGGAACCCTTAAATGTGGACGAGGAGCTAGGTTTAGACAGTGAATAAACCCGTTTTAGACTTCACAGAGGAAGAAGTTCAACAGATGTTGGATAATCTGGACCAATATAGTACCGAAGAGATAGCTGAGATTGACCGTATGGTTGATGAACTCAGTACTCGTAAGGTAAATCAAGCATCTTATGATGATCTTATAGAGTTTTGTAAGGCTATGCAGCCTGATTACATTGTTGGAAAGCACCACAGATTGCTCGCAGACATGTTAATGGGCATCGAAAGAGGAGAAAAAGACCGTATTTGTGTGAACATACCTCCTCGACACGGTAAATCACAGCTTGTGTCTATCATGTTTCCCGCATGGTTCTTAGGGCGTAATCCGAACAAAAAGGTTATGATGGTGTCTCACACCACAGACTTAGCGGTAGATTTTGGTCGAAAAGTGCGTAACATGATTGCCACCGACGGCTATGCAGCTATATTTCCTACTGTGAAGTTAGCCATCGACTCTAAATCCGCAGGGCGTTGGAATACAAATTCAGGAGGTGAGTATTATGCGTGTGGTATTGGTTCTTCTATTGCAGGTCGGGGTGCTGACCTCTTGCTCGTCGATGACCCCCACTCTGAACAAGACGTTATTAATGGAAACTTTGAAGTGTTCGAAAAAGCTTACGAGTGGTTCACCTTTGGTGCGCGGACCCGTCTTATGCCTGGAGGTCGAGTTGCCATAATACAGACACGTTGGCACATGGATGACTTAACAGGGCGTGTTACAAGAGATATGGGACAGAACGAACGGTCAGACCAATACGAGGTTGTGGAGTTTCCCGCTATATTAGATACTATAGATAACAAAACAAAAGAATCTTTACAGAAACCGCTTTGGCCTGAGTTTTTTGATCTTGAAGCCCTGCTCCGTACAAAAGCATCTATGCCTGTATTTCAGTGGAACGCACAGTATCAACAGGAACCGACAGCCGAAGAAGCCGCACTTGTCAAAAGAGAGTGGTGGCAGATGTGGAAGAAAGACGACCCACCGCAATGTGAGTATATTATCATGTCTCTTGATGCGGCAGCAGAAACACACAACCGTGCTGATTACACAGCTTTGACAACTTGGGGTGTGTTTTTAAATGAAGAGGTAGACAACTATAACATTATTCTGTTAAACAGTATAAAAAAGCGAATGGAGTTCCCAGAACTCAAGCAGTTGGCTATGGACGAGTATGCCGAGTGGGAACCCGATGCGTTTATCGTGGAGAAAAAGAGTGCGGGTACGGCGCTCTACCAAGAGATGAGGAGAATGGGTATACCTGTATCTGAGTTTACACCCCACAGAGGGTCAGGTGATAAGATGGCACGGTTAAACTCCGTAACAGATATTGTAGCGTCGGGGTTATGTTGGGTTCCAGAGACACGTTGGGCAGAAGAAGTAATAGAAGAGATTGCAGGATTTCCGTTTATGAGCCATGATGACCTTGTAGATTCAACTGTAATGGCGCTTATGCGGTTTAGACAGGGCGGGTTTATAAGACTGCCAAGCGACGAACCTGACTCGGTTCAATACTTTAAACGTAAAGGAAGTGGATTTTATTAATGGCTATTGAAAAAAGTTTATACCAAGCACCTGTAGGTATGGAAGAAGCCGAGATGGACACTTCCGAACTGGAGATAGAAATCGTAAATCCTGAAAGCGTTACGTTGGATGATGGCAGTATGGAGATAACTATAATCCCTGATGCAGATATGGGTGAAGATATACCGTTTGATGGCAATATTGCGGAAGGTATGGAAGAAGGTGAGTTAAACACCCTCGCCAATGATCTTATTGGTTTAATTGATTCTGACGTTGATAGCCGCAAAGATTGGGCAGATACATTTGTAAAAGGTCTTGACGTGTTAGGCTTTAAGTACGAAGAGCGCACCGAGCCGTGGGACGGAGCTTGTGGGGTGTATTCCACAGTGTTAGCTGAAGCCGCTATACGGTTCCAAGCAGAGACTATGAGTGAGACGTTTCCCTCCGCAGGTCCTGTTAAGACAAAGATATTAGGTGAAGAAACAAAAGAAAAAGAAGAAGCCTCTGCCCGTGTTAAAGCAGACATGAATTATGAGCTTACAGAAAACATGGTGGAGTACAGACCAGAACACGAAAGATTGCTTTATAGTCTTGGGTTGGCAGGGTCAGCCTTTAAGAAGGTGTACTACGATCCAAATCTAGGACGGCAGATGGCGGTATACATTCCTGCAGAGGATGTCATTGTACCTTATGGAGCTTCGCACGTAGAAACCGCAGAGCGTGTAACACATGTTATGCGAAAAACAAAGAACGAGCTAAAGAAACTGCAGGCTAACGGGTTTTACCGTGAAGTAGAACTCGGAGATCCGCAACCATACCACAGTGACATTGAGAAAAGAAAAGCCGAAGAAGGTGGGTACTCACTTACTGACGATGATCGTTACAGTGTATATGAAGTTCACGCCGATATTTTTATTGAAGGTGTTGATGAAGATGAAGATGAGATTGCTAAACCTTACGTGGTGACTATAGAACGTGGGTCAAACGAGATACTCTCTATTCGTAGAAACTGGAACCCTGATGACGAGCTGATGTTAAAACGCCAACACTTTGTACATTATGTATACGTACCAGGATTTGGTTTCTACGGGCTAGGTCTTATACATATAATAGGGGGGTACGCAAGAGCAGGAACCTCTCTTATACGGCAGCTTGTAGACGCAGGAACACTTGCAAACCTCCCTGGGGGTCTAAAAGCCCGTGGGTTAAGAATAAAAGGAGACGACACCCCCATAGAACCTGGGGAGTGGAAAGACGTGGATGTACCGTCAGGCAGTATTCGTGACAATATTATGCCTCTCCCTTACAAAGAACCAAGCCAGACCCTTCTCGCACTCCTTGATAAGATAACACAGGAAGGTCGTCGGCTTGGGGCTATTAGTGACATGAATATATCAGACATGTCAGCCAACGCTCCTGTAGGAACAACGCTAGCTCTTCTAGAGCGTACTTTAAAGCCTATGGCAGCAGTGCAGGCTCGTGTTCATTATGCGATGAAGCAAGAGTTTAAAATGTTAAAACTGCTGATGGCGGAGTACGCCCCTGTTGAGTATGCGTACCAACCTACTCGTGGGGAGATGAGCGCACGGCAGTCCGACTATATGATGATAGATGTTATCCCTGTGTCCGATCCGAATAGTTCTACTATGGCGCAGAGAGTGGTGCAGTACCAAGCTGTTCTCCAGATGTCTCAATCTGCACCACAAATATATGACCTGCCTCAACTGCACAGGCAGATGATAGAGGTTCTTGGTGTAAAGAATGCAGATAAACTTGTTCCTGTAGAGGACGACATGACTCCTGTTGATCCTGTGAGTGAGAATATGGCAGCGCTACAAGGTAAGCCAATGAAAGCGTTCTTATATCAAGACCAAGAAGCACATATCGCAACGCATATGTCATTTATGCAAGATCCAATGATTATGCAGATGATAGGGCAAAACCCACAAGCCAAGAAGATTATGGCATCGTTGCAAGCGCATATTGCAGAGCATCTTGGGTTTAAGTATCGTAAAGATATAGAAGAACGTCTCGGTGTAGAATTACCACCACCAGACCAACCTCTTGCGGAAGACGTAGAGGTTAA